CGCTGTAATCATCCTTCCGAAGAAGGGTTGGATTAGATAACGTTTAGATCTAGAACTGTAACTGTTCCGTAGAAGTCTGCGCGAACCATTTTCTTTCCGTAACGGGTCATTACGCCTTTACGTGGTGTGAAATCTTCTGGCGCGAAGATTGTTGGAGTTACAATAAGTGGCACATATGGTGCGTAAATATAACCTGATTCAAGGTAGCTTCCACCTTTGTATCCCACTAGAATCTTGTTACGTGGGAAGTATGGATCTTTGTAAACAGTAAATCTGTTGCTCAAAGTACCTACGGATTCGCATCCGATGGTAAATGGAGTGCTTGCTTGACCGTTTTTATCAATATCAATTGATGGTTTGTAATACACTGAAGCTTCTAGGATTGTGCATACGTCTGGGCTGGTTACCATAAAGTTAGCTGAACCACGTAGAGTCTTACGATGAATTGTGTTACCACAATCGATGATTGTTTCAATCAAGGTTTCATACCATTCACGGACTGTTCCGGTAAAGTGTGGACCTGATGAAAGTGAGCTTGCCAAGTCAACAGGGAAGCCAGTTGTCTTGTTGACGAATTTACCTGGAGCACGACTCCAGAACAAGTTCGCACCTTGTGCTTGTAGTAACAAGTCATTTAGAATTTCTCTGTCAATTTCAAGGGTTACTTGTTCTGACAAAATTTGTGTCAATTCAACTTCAACGTCCATGCTGTGGAAAGCGTTCAAGTCTTGGGCCATTTCTGGTGTCCATTTTGCTCTTAGCTTTCTTGTGCTTGCAGTAACAGCAATTGATTCAATCTTTATATCAATTTCTGGAATTGCTGGTGAAGGAGTTGTTCCAAAATCAGATTCGAAAGATGGGATTGTAAGGGCTGAACCGATACCATCACCTGATCCGTTAACTGATAGTGTATCAGAGATTACACCTGATACTGTGATTGTTCCTGATGGAAGTGTTCCTGCTGGTGTTACTTGAACAACAAACATTGTGTGTGTGCCAGCGATTGCATTTTGGGTGAAGTTTGCACCGTCCCAAGTACCAACTCTGGTTAGACGACGAAGATTTGTTAATCCTGTTCCACCTTGATATGCTGAACCCCATACGCCAACGTTATTGGCTGTTCCCCAAGCTGTTAGAGCTAGTTGATCTGCTGCTAGCATGTCTAGACCGCTAATAGCTCCTGTCAATGCCGAGTTTGCTACGATAGCAAAGAAGTAATTGAATGAGTTATTAAACAAATCTGTTTCAAGTTGTGGATCATAACCAGCAAAACGTGCATTGTAAGATGCATAAGTTGTTTGGTTTACCAAAGCTCCTGAACTGAATGACCAAATACCACCTGAGTTAACCCAGGCACCTTTTGCCAAAACAGCAATACCGGAAGCTTGTTTGTGAATTTTTGTATAACCACCACCAACTAAGTCATACATACCACCAGTTGCGGTTGAACCGTCTCTGATTTGACGACCATTTGGGTTGTTATAAATTGAGTCACCAAGGTTATATGTTTGATTTGGACCACCACCGGCACCAGTAGAGTTATCTCCACCAACTTGTGAACCGTATTGGTAATCTAGATAGAACAAAAGACCTGATGGAAGGCTCATTGGTTGGATTGAAACGATTTCATTTGCAACAAGTGCGCCGAATACACGACGTACGATTGGAAACGCAATGTTTACGAAACCAGCTAATTGACCACTAGAAGTTAGACCTGCTCCACCTGTTGAAAGTGAATTGGCTTCACGAATTAGTTCTGCTGCTTGGTTTTCAAGCAAGCGGGACATATTCTCTTTTTTAACTCCATCTAATCCCTTTAATAGACCAGTTCTGGTCCATTTTTCGACAAGTCTACGACCGTCGGCAGATAGGTCACGTTTTGTGATTCCTTCTGTTAATTGTTTTAATGAAAACTGTTTTTGCATTTTAAATCTCCTATTATTTCAGTCACTTACAGTAAATATGTTGCTACTGCGTTATTTCTTAATTCCTGCTAGTCGTTCCCAACGTTCTTCGTTAAATCCTTCATCCGCACCTTCTGTAATCACCGTTGAACGTCCTGTTGGGCGTGATGATGAACCGGATGGTTTGCGTACTTTTGATTCAACTACTGTTGATTTTCTCTCATTAAGCTTCTTAACCAATTTTCCATAAATTTCTTTAGCTTGGTCTACGCTTTCTGCTCCATCTAGAAGTTCAACAACTTTGTCCATTTGGGACTCTGTTAAACTACGATCTTTTAAAAGCTGAGTAGCGCAGATTAATTTTGCATTTAACAAATTCATTTCTGCTAGGTCTTCGTAAGCTTCTTTCCATTTGCGATTAGCTTCTTGCAACTTTTTCTTTAGTTGTAAATTAACTGCCATCGATTCTTTTGCGACACTTGGTTCTTTAGCCCTACCTTGGTCTAATGTTTTTGGTAATGGCTTGCCTTCGCCTGCTGCATTTCCAAATACATCTCCGGTAACACTCTCTTCAACTTCAGAGTCTTCTTCCAATGAAGCACCATCTTCTTCAAGATTTGCTTCTTCTGAAACTTCTTCATCAGAACCTTCTTCTTCACCAGATTCATCGTCTGAACCTTCCAATAAAGAAGAAAGTGCTTCTTGTAATTCTTGTTCTGAGATTTCAACGATTGTTTCATCGTCTAAACCTTCATACATGCTTGATCCGCCACCCATGTCAGCGTCATCATCAAGCACTTCGCGGTGTCCATGTCCGTGATGACCTTCATCACCTTCGTCATCAACTAGGGTAATTGTTACTTCACCATCAGCTTCATCGCCCATACCCATTCCGCATTCTTCAACAGGTTTTTCTTCGTCTTCATCTGATTCTGCTTCTTCTGAAACATCACCAAATAGTTCAGTAAGATCCATGTCTTCGTCTATTTCGACTGTCTCTTCAACGGATGCGTCTTCTTGTAAATCTAATTCATCGAGGCTGTTGCTCTCAAATATAGAAGTCAAAGATGTTTTATTAGTTTCTTTCATATTTTCAACCCTTTTTGTTTTATAATTAGTAGCCTCAAATGCTTCATTTACTTTTTTGTAAAGTTTTTCTAACTTATTACTAATTTCGACTTTATCTTTTGAAGAATTATCTACTTTTTGTAATTTTTTGTAGAGTTGAAACAAGTTTTCTTTTATTGTTTCAGCTTCCTTACTATTTGTAATTAATGCGCTATCTACAAGATTCTCAATAAAATCTAATTTTTCATTAAGATTTTTCAATTCAACAGCAAGTTTTTTTCCCACAGCAGCAATTTTTTTGCCTTCTGGCATCG